TCATAAAATATTTATGAGCGAAAAAAATAGTGGAGTTGTTTACGCTTCACAAGAATCAGCGTTCATGGATAATCAAGCAATACGAAAACTATTTATGAATGGACTCAGACAATTCCCCCAAGACTACTGGGCACCATCCATGAGAGGAAAAGATATCCCAATCACCAAAAACGGTAAATGCGGACTAGGTGATTTTAAATTAAAGAAAGGATTGTCGGTAGGTGAAGACGGACAAATCTTCTTGGGACAAGGAGACGGAAACCATCCTCTAGCTGGAAAAACTGGGTACTTCATGGCACTACAAAAAAATACTTCATGGTCATGGCCTGAAAGACCAGACCCAATAGACCCAAACAATTGGCTAGCTGGGATCAGTGCATAAGGAAATAGGGTTGGAAGAAGCAAGGCAACTTGTAGCGGGGCGCAGCATTGTGCCTGCCCCCGCGATTTCCACTTCCCCATCTCCCATTGAAGGCATCTCAGATGCCGACATGCACAGACTCTTTACCCCCAAGGGTGAGCAAGTAAAACGTATGCGCCACGACCTGAAAACAGGTAACGAGTGGAGCTTCGCAGTAGACGCATTTGACAACGCGACGTTAGGTGGAGCAAGACCAGGGCAACTCCTCACACTGATAGGAAGGTCGCATACAGGGAAAAGCTTGCTAGCTATGAACATGATAGCTAAGAACAGGAACCACAGGACTCTATGGGTTTCACCAGACGAAACAGAAACAATGTTCTGGGCAAGATACTCAGCAATACGTTTAGGTTACGATCAGAAACAATGGGTTAAACGTTTAATGAGTGAAGACCCTGCCGCTTGGGCACGGGTCGAACAAATAATGCAAGACGATAGCCACTTGCACTTTGAATCCACAGGAATGTCTGTCGATGATCTAGATAAGGCCATGCGAATAGCCGCACAAACTTTATGGGATGGGAAACGTCCACAAGTTTTAGTTTACGACTACCTTGAACTGATTAGAGGTGGCGGAGCAGGAGACGCAGCAAGCGTTCAAGCTAAAATAGAATCATTCAAGCAGCTAGTATCTGACTGGCGAGTAGTAGGAATAATGATTCACCAATCTGGTAGAGGCTCTGGCAACAGAGGTAAAGCTGGAGGGATGGAGTCTGGCCGATACGGCGGAACTTCAGAATCTCATTTCCTTATAGAAACTTGGAGACGCTACGACGACATCAGTTTGGATGAAGAAACTAAAGCATATTATGTTAACGAACTATCCGCAGGGCTATGGAAAAACAAATCTGGGGATGGAGAAAAAGCAGAAGTTAATTTAACAATAGATCCATCTGGCCGAGTCTTAGAGCCAGGAGTTTCATGGGAGCAGCCTAGTTTCGATGATTGAAAACAACGATCCACAATTAGCAGGAGCAGCGTTCGGAAAATTATTTGAAGGGTTTGCTTACGCTCACGGCACCGACTCTGGCGGTTGCAGATGGGTAGGAGTAGACACTTTAAAATTCGAAAGACATCTTACAGGAGAAGAAATGATTGGAACTTATCCAATGGTTTACGATCCTTACCGACAAGCAGGAGGACCAGCAGGCTTTATCGAAGCTTCAGTTTTAGATCAAACAAAACCTGTATACCCTGACATGTCAGAAGATTTATGGCATTGCAAATGGGGAGCAATAGACATTGACGAAGGAGAAGACGCACTAACAATAGCTAGAAGCGCAGAAAATTTGTTTCAAGCTTTAGATATAGTGTCGTGGGTAGAACTCTCTCGAAGTAAGGGTTGCCACCTATGGATATTCAATCAGGAATGGGTACCAGCAAAAGTAATGCGACAAGCCATGCAAGCAATAATGCAAATGGTTGGCGCAAACTACGACGCAGTATATCCAAAACAAGATTACTTAGACGGTCCTCCAGGAAACTACATGCGCCTACCCTACGGAGGTTCCCGCCCCGAAGGTAGACAAGAAGTAATAGTGGATGGCTTACACCTAGATGTATTTGATTTTATAATTCTGGCCGAGAAACATAGAACGCCTACAGACTTACTGGAAAGAGCAGCAGAACTATACCAATACCCTGTTGCTGAAACAAAAAGCCATTTGCCACCAGCAAGAGATTACAGCAAAGCACCACTAATGAGGATAGATGGGAGTCGTTTAAAAGGGCTTCCATTAACAATGTTCAGCAAGGGACCAGTTGCATATTACATGCAAGAAGGAGCGGGTAGAGGCAGACACGGTTTCCTAAACCGTTTCGCTAGAGCCATGTTCGAAACAGGGTTTGAAAGAACAGACGTAATTTCATGGACTACTGATTTAGATTCCAAACTCAGCCAATGGTGGCCTGAAGACGGACCTAAATTTATTGGAAGGGCAGACAGTGACAGACAAATCCAAAGACTCGTTGACAACGCAGCCAAACTCGCAGCCGTCTGAGTATGAAATAACTATAGACGGCAGGCCACGTCCCAAAGGTCGTCCAAGGATGACCAAGACAGGTCATACTTACAATCCTCCAGAAACAAGAGAAGCTGAACAAAAATATGTAGATGCGGCAGGAGAAAATTATCCAATTTTTGACGGCCCAATTAAAATAGAAATGTCTTTCTTTGAAGACAGAACCTACATAAAAATTGTGTCCTTACCTGACTGGGGTAAAACAAAACTAAAAGGAGATTTAGATAACTACGTAAAATTAGCAGCCGACGGTTTACAAAAAGCAGGAATCATTGTAAACGATAGAGACGTAGTAGTAATAGAAGCATTTAAAAAATGAGTTTTAAAGACCGTCCATTCTCAGAAAGGATAAAAGGAATGGGCGATCAAGCAGAAAAACGCTTTGAAGAAAACTCTCCTTGGCCTTTCTACAGATACGGATTGAACAGACCAGACTTTAAATTAAACCAAGTATCGCAAATGGTACGAAATACACCAGACTATTTAACTGAACAATACTTAGTTGAAGTTCAGGGTCTTGGAGCTTCTCGCGTTCTCCACATGAAACCAAACAAACTAAGGTCCTTGCATGAATGGCACAAACAAATGCCCGTTCTTCTCTTTGTGTATGATGCTACACAAAACCGAGATACTTTCTTAACTTTAAAAACTGTTACAGGCTTATGCGAAGTATCTAAAATAAAAAAATTCCCTGAAGGAAACGAATATTACGCAATAAATGTAGACCTAGCATGGTCTTATGGCAAGCAAGGAATATCCCTATGACCCGCTTACCTCCTATCTATTTAGCACTAAAGATAGTGACAGCGTTTGGGAAGCATTCAACAACGAAAAAAAATTACATTTAGAATTACAAAACGCAGTACTAGATGCCTACGAAACACTAGACCCTGACGAACAATGGTTCTTAGATTACCTGCTCTTTCAAAAAACAAGCCTAAGAGAAATGGGTAGATGGATCTCAATGCCCAAAACTACAGTAGCTCGTAAGCGTGATTACATCCTAAGGAAACTTAAAAGAAAACTTAAATACGATCCAACAGTAAGAAAGTATTTAACTTACTCTTCGTCCTCAGACTGATAATCTGAATCGTCCATAACCTCTGCCGCAGCCAAAATCAAACCAGTAACAGCCTGAAAAACGTATTCATGCACAGGACTCTGTTCAGGATCATTCATCAAAGCTTCAGCAGAAAAAGCCATAGCATGTTCAAAAGGAATAACAATCATTACAGCCAACTGGTCATCATGCCATTTAGCGTGATGACCATCATCAACATCTAATAAATGAGAACTTTTTTTAATCGACTGATAAATATCAGAAGACACATAATTGTATTCTGCTTCCCAATTCTGCCATTCCTCATCCTCAGACTCAGAAGACATTTACCCTGCTAGCGAACCAGATTGAGAATCGCCTACACGGGTAGCCGCAACAGCTTTACCAACAGAAATCAGAGCAGCAACTCCAGCAATCTTTATAGAATCAAACAAGCTAGGACCAGGCACAGCCATAGCCCCTACGAAACCTTGACAAAAAGTAGAAAAGGCACGCTCAAAAACATCTTTCAAAAAACTTAAATTAAACATAATTTCTCCTTAAACAGTCCACAAATAACGCCAAGTGACAGGACCAACACGACCATCCTTACGGATAGGGTACATAGACTGAAACTCACGAACCGCTTTCTCAGTCAAACGACCATAAGAACCATCACAAACAAGCTGAGTATTGATACGTTCATTCAAACGGACCTGCAAAGCTATAACATTCTTACCCTTAGAACCCCGATGCAAAGGCTCACGCCTGAAATCGGCACTCAAAGATTCCATATCTGAAAGTTTTATTTCTAACTGAACAGAAGTTTGCATATCCACCATCGGCATACCAGATTTAATCCAGGTAGCTAGACCGTCGCCAGGGCAATAAGTTGTGCCGAAATCTCTATGGCATTTGACCCACAAGTGGTCACCATACTCTTTCCGCAAAGCCTCTATGACGGTAAGGATAGCCTCCTTGCCATTATGAGTCAGATCATCTCCAGACCCAATATAAGAAATAGAAGTAGTCTTAGAGTTCTGCCCTTTAGTAGCAGCCCCCTGTTTCCAACCTCTCCCTTCAAATATTTCACCAGTTTCACCAGAAACTAACCAGTTGTATGCGATCGATTTCCATCCACGAGTCTTCACATGATACTTATCATGTT